CTATCCCAAGCAATTGCATCAGCGAGCGCGTTACGATAATCACGGAAAGCTAGGTCTGAAAGGTAGCCCTCGTCTTCACCGCGCTCATAGATAGCTCTTGACCAAGCACCAAACACAATTGGTTGGATCGGGCACTTGATCTGTGTAGCATCGTCAGAGCCATCAGTAGCTAAATCATCTTGTGGGATAACAACATCAAAGTTAATTGAGTAAACTTTGTCAGGAATAGGGTAGAAATCTACAAGCACGTCACCGTCATCTGTAAACCCGTTGAACTCAAACCACTGAGGCTGGTTCTCTGTTACATCATCGTGGTTTAGCTGGCGCGACATCCAACGAGTGCTGGGTGATTTCTGTAGATAAACATCTTCAGTGTCATTAAAAACAGAAGGGCGACCAGCGTAGTCAGTAAGTAGTCTGAAACGCTGACCGCTCCCGTTTAATTCATATCTGAACGTACCTTGCTCTGTGGCAACCTGAATGGTGCTTTTTAGGTGCGTCCAGTTCCAAGCATCCTCTACCTCTCTTTTAGCATCATTAACAAACGTGCCAATAAGGCGAGCATAGCTGTTGTCATTAACAGAAGTTACTTCTCGCTCTCTAAGGCGACGTAGAACAGAGTTTACTGCTGAGAGGTAGGTAGCCATTAGTCTTCCTCAGTTAGATCCGTGTAAGTCTTCTTTGGGCGTCCTACGGACTTCTTTGGTTCGGCCTTCTTGTATCTTTTCGATCTCCAGAGATTCTGTTCCCAGTGGGCGTCTTCCACCTCGAACGTCTTGCCGGTTTGTGTATCTTCAACTGTAATCATAAAGACCTCTAGTTAAAGGCAAGGGGGAGACTTGCTCCCCCACACCTAAGTTTCCTACCTACGATTAGGAAGGAACAACAGCTACAACAGCAGCGTCGTCACGAAGCTCTGCAACACCGTAGAGCATGTCTACAGTGAGGAGATCACCAAGATACTCCTGCTTGTACTGAGTCTGTACGCGAGGAGCGACCTGAGTGACGAGAACCATTGCGCTCTCGTGGAACATGCCAGCAGCACGATAAGTAGTGCTGTCGTCATCAGCAGTAACCGTTGGTAGGTTGCTGGAGACGTAGACTTCAACACCGTAGATGTTGCCGACACGACCGTTGCGGATGCTGTTCTGAGCACCGACCTCACCGACGAAAGCCTGCTCGGTAAAGCGATCAATACCAAGTAGGTTGTTCTTCTCGACAGGTGGGATTACAAGATAACGCTGTGACATTGGAACGTCTGCGTCGTCTAGGGTCTGGATCATCTGACGAATACCAGCATCAGTAAGGGCAGCGCCGTTACCGGTGTTGGTTGAAGCAGATGGGTCCCAGTTGGTGCTGCCGTCTGAACCAATGACTGCGCCGCTGTAATCAGTGCCGCCTTGGAAACCAGCAAACAGACCACCTAGATCGGTGTCAGCCCGCTTTGACAGAGCAAAACCAGCATCATCAGTGTAGAACTGACGAAGGCTGTTTAGAGCCTGAGTAGCAACAATGTCTTCGATGAGACGGCTGTACTCAAAGTGCTTGTCAATGTTGACCTGTACTTCGCCCTCAGTGTTGCTGATGAGCGTGACCTGTGATTCAGCAGTCTTCTGACTGGCATCACCACGGACAGGTGCTGGGATGTGGATTACATCGCCCTTCTTGCCCTGATGGTTCATGTTCTTAACAAGGTTTGCAAGAACAAGATTGGACTTGAATGATGCGATAACTTCGTCTGACCAAACCTCAGGTACAAAAGTAGCTGCGGCGGTAGACGTAACGTGGTTACTTCCTAGTGCCATGATTAAAATCTCCTACGATTTATTTTACTCTCCCTTCTGCATATGCCTGCATGATCTCATCCTGCATGTTCATATAGCGTTCAGGGTCTGTCATTTTCATTTTGATAAGGTCTGCGCGTCTGTAGACTTTCTTAGTGCCCTTGTTACGATTACCGGTGCCTTCTAAGGTTGCCTTTTTACGGGCCTGCTCTTTTTCAGCTTTACCGTCATCGCTTGCTTCCGCAGCACCTAAGTTAGGGCTAATGGCTTTGTAAAGGTCAAACAGTTCGTTAGCTGCCTCATAATCGTACTGATCTGCTTTCTGGGCAAGATCTAAGCGATACTTAGAAGCTGAGACAAACTGCTGGAAACTCTCGTTCTGTGCAAGTTCCATGTAGTCAGGATGCTTTTCCACAAATGCCTTGTGTGCTTCCTCACGATCCTTGCTAGAGAGCTTTTCCTTTAGCTCCTGTACCTCCTGAGCCAGTGATGACTTCTGTAGGTACTTGTCAGTAGCCTGCTTAGGTGAAGAGAACCAATCGTCGTCTGACAGAACCTCCTCTTCCTTGGTTGCTACGCGCTCAGTTGCATTTTTCTTTTGCTGGATTTCTAGCTGTAGAAGCTCGTCTGTGAGTTTTCTAAGCTCTCCGATTTCGTTGCCCTTACGACCGTACTCTTTTTCAAGATTCCGGTACATGTCAACAACGTCTTCAAAGGACTTACCCTGAAACTTCTCAGGAACCTCACTTCCTTGGCTTTCTTCCGGCTCGGGTGCTTGTGTCTCTTCGGCTTCACTAGCTTGATCCACCATCGGATCTACAAACTCCTCGCCTTCCAATGCCTGTACTTCCTCCTGCTGATCCACGATTTTACTATCCATTTATATCTCCTGCCTTAACAAACGAAAAGGGTTGTAGGAGTGAGTTTAATCAAGGCGGTAGGGATTACTGTCCATCCCGCGCCCTGCGTTCATGGGTTCTACCCCACTGCTCGTATGCAGTAGGAAACCCGGGGTCAGTGCCATCCAATGTAAAATTGCAGGCGCTGATTACTGGCTGTGCAAGTTGGCCACACTTTTTACACTTAAAAATATCAGACGTATCGTTCGCCATATCTTCCCAAGTGTACATGCAGGACTTGCACTTAATGTCAAAGATCTTCATAAGACTGTTCTTCTGTTTGTAAAAACTCGTACTGTGACTCAAGAATATCTCTGAAAGATACGATCATGCGTAGTATTTCGGCTTGCCCTTTGGATCTGTGTAATTCCTCTAGTGTGTCCAAATCTAGCGCAGTGTCGATCTTAGTCTTCAAGATTTCTTCACAATACTCCCTAAACACCTTCCATTCCGGACTGCTGGTTAGGTTGAACAGGTCTTGATAGAACTTCTCGTTCTCTTGATTCTGTAATGCCACTCATCTCACTCCCGTTTTGCTGATTAGCGCGGGCGGCTAAAAGATCTAGAATCTCCTTCTGGAGTTCTACATCCAACTTATCCTGACCTAGCTCAATCTCTGCAAGTGTTTTCAGGCGATCAGCCTCGTTCCTCTGGGTTCTGCTTACTCTCTCTTGGATTTCTGCCTGTTCCTTCTGGAACTCTAGCTGTACCTGAGCTTGCTGGAGTTGCTGCTGTTGTGGGTCAGGTTGCATCATCCGCTCAATGACAGTGACAAGCTCTTCCTTGTTGCTGAGGCTTGAGTTGTCGTAGATTGCCTTGAGCATAACCATAAAGGCTGGGGACTCTGGTGGTACAGTCTGTAGCAACTGAATGAGCTGCTGCTGTTCCAGCTCCCTAGCCGTAATACCCAGTGAGGAGTGCGTAACAAAGTTAATATCCCGCACTGGGAAGTTATCCTCGTCAAACTGCATGAAACGCCATGTAGCTTTGTAGAGGAAAGGCTTGATGATGTTCCGTTCAATGTTAGCCAGTGTGCGTTTAGAACGCTTGATGGCTGATGACAGCGCCATAGACATGCCAGACGCTGTGCTGTTAGTTGGTGAAATGTTAAGTGGTGCTGACGGATCGTTAGTTCCTGTGGCAACACCAACCATACGCTCTAGATCACCAGTGCTCTGGAAGATTGCCGGGTCAACCTGACCAAAGTTAAACGGACTTAGGATTTCTCTTGGGTTGCCGTTTGTAGGTACAGATTTGCCCGGGCTTACAGTAAAGCTGCCTGAGCGTGGCATACGGGTAACGTCAACACCCATCATCGGGTGGACTGTAAGGGCCAGACCGTCCATACGAGCGCGAAGCTCTGCATCTAGCGCCTTCTGTGCGTTGTAACCTTTCTCGCAAACACCTCGGCCCCAGAAACTGTTAGGCACAGTGTCGTGCTGGTATGCAATCAAGGGGCGGTCTTGGTTCCAAAAAGGATTAGGAATAGCACGAAGAACAACAGAATCGTTAGCAATCGTAACGATAGCCTCAACAAGGTTTTCTCCGTAAAGATCGAACGCAGTAGTGTTTTCGCTCTCTCCGTCATTGACACCGAGATCTACCAGCTCTTCGTCTTCATCTAGATCTACATCAAGCAGGCTTTCTGGCACAAGGCCATAATACTCTGTAATCTTAACTGCATCTGAGTTATCGTGCTCTTCGCCTGATGTACGCTCATTGGCACTCTGCTCACCAACATCGACTGGCTTGTAAATGCCTTCCATCTGCTTTTCAATGATCTGGTGCAGAGGCTTGTAGCAAACGTGAGCGCAGTATTCTGCTTCTTCAATGTTTCTAGCAGCAGGGTCAATAACAAAATCTCTTGGTGAGATTGACTCTACTTTAACTAGGAACTTGTCTTTGTCTACAACATCATAGCTTACTGCTTGCTGTAAAAACTGCTGTGCCTGTTCAGGTGCAATCTGTCCCTGCTGTGCTGCTGCTTGTACCTGCTGGATAACTGCTTGGTCAATCTGGCGCTCAACTTCTTTTTTGTTGACCGTCTCAGTAATGATCTTGCCAATGCCAGTGCCGTATAGCGCAGCGTTTAGAAAGATCTCTGACATGGCTGATGGCACGTCAGCTTCCTCAAAACGATCCATCAGGAACATTCTAAGAACCTGTAGATCCTTGTCTTCACCGGCTAGTCTGTCTTCATAGTTATCTACAAGATCAAACCACTGCTTACGACCAAACACAGCCTCTTCGTATTCAGCGACTGTAGATTCTACGGCAGACTGTAGGGCAGGTGAGATTAGCTTAGACCGCTCAGAGTGTCTCTGCTGGTCTTCTCTAGCCCAGATGCCTCTCCACAGTCTGTAATACTCTTCCCACTTTTCAGCGTAGTTTTGGTCTCTGTAGCGTTCACCTTCATCTACACGCTGTAGGCAGTAGCCAAGCAAACGAGCATCACCGCTGCGGGCGTACTCTTCACCTTCTGGCCCATCTTCCATTTCAACGATTGGGTTAACTGCCATATTAGTAACCTGCTACTTCATCCATTGGAATCCACTCATCTACAAAGTCATCTTCGTCAATGTAGGATGTTGTGGCAATTTGATCTATGTACGCTAAGGCATCTAGCATNTCATCGTGGGTAAGTGGGTTAGGAAAGTCTAACATCTGGTTAATAAACTTCTTTGTCCACCTTGGATCTTCACAATGTGTCGTATCTTCTGGAAGAAACAGCCTCCCGTGCTCCATACGACCTTGTAATGCCCAAGCAATACGCTCTGTTTTCTTTCTGCCGCCGTGTGTAACGTCTATAATNTGNGGAAAGACGCCTAAACGACGCATTTGGTCTGTCAGATAGGGCATGACAGCATTTTTTAGTGCGCCACGCTCAATTCCTACTGTCAGAGCCTGATAATCCTTGGCTGCTTT